GCAAACATCAACCATGTGATTGGTGAGTGCTTCTTTCGTAATACCCGGCACAACCAAGAGGTTCATATCAACCGACTCAGGATCAGCAACTGTATCAATTGCTCTCTTGAGCGAATAGTAAGCAGAGTTGTTGGTCTCGGTTACCGAAGAAGCCACCATTCCTTCGTTATAGATGGGGTCTGGAACCTTAATATCGAAGCCGTCGAATCCGCCAACGAGTGGAGCGGTGAATCGGTTATAGCCAGCCTCAAGTAGTGTCTTATAAGTAGAGCCGCCAGTGATAGAAGCAGCATCTCCACTCTTATAAGAACCAGACTGATAGTAGTATTGGTTGTTGGAATCTTTTCTAATATCATTCATGGTGAAGATATAAGAAGCACGGTAGAATCCAGAGCCAGCCATACTGTAAGCTGAAAGATCGGTCACGTTACCGTCAAGCAGTGCGTTAACATCAGCGACACTAGCATCTGCGCGTGTGGAACCAGACTCTCTGGTGTTTTGATAACCAAAGTAAGCATTTCTGAAGTCAGACAAGCCGCCGTCAGAAGCCGAGACACGAAGTCGAACCTCTGGGAAAGAAAATCCAGCCATTGCGCCGTCTTCCTCAGATGAGGATGAAACAACAAGAGGAACAGCACCAGCACCTGGGAGCCCTGAATTCCAATAAATCATACCAGAGTTAAGGGTAGTTTCGTTTGCAGATGTTACATTCTTATACTTAGGAGGACCAAAGTAACCGAATGGGAGAAGAAGTGGGTTAGCGCCACCATCTTCAACATCGCTTTGACACTGGACATAAACATACTTAGATTGGTTTTCATAGTCTCCGTAAGAAATTAGTCTTCTTTCGGTTTCGTTCCACTCTTGGTAAGTATCACCAATTCGACGAGCGATAAAGTCCGGACTTGTAGGATCAAGGTTGAGGTTATCAAAGCGCTCAAGAACTTGAGGCTTCGCATCAGTATCACCGAGTGCGCGAACAACAACCGAGAATGAGCCATAGTCGCTTGTTGTAGTTGAAGATGCTCTGATCTTCTCGATAGAAATCTTAGCGTTTCTGTTCAACCACTCGCCATGACCGCGACCGATAAGACGGAACAACTTAGGCATAGCTTCAACATTGAAGTCAGCAGCAACACCCTTAAGGTCTTGACCGATGAACCAGCCAGTGTATGCTTCGCGGTGAGCAACTTGTTTATTAGCAGGACCAAGGTCATTGTCATCGTTCTTAGCGATTGGAAGGATAACACCTAATGCAGCAGCCGACTCCAAACCAGCGTCTCTAACTTCTTGCTCAAATGTCTCACCCAACCAATATGGTTTAGCACTAGCGGAAGGATAGAAGGCGTTAAGAGTGCTGGCTAACTGCGGGTTAGTGCTGAATGCCTTTCTAACGAATCTTTCGCTTGAGTCAGAGAAGTTGAATGTAATCTTCTCATCGACATCAACCCATGAACCAGAGATACGAACAGTGAATTCGTTGTTTGAGTCAGTAGTAATTACCTTACCGATACCTTCATCACCTTCAAGAGTAGAACCAGAACCCCAAAGAGTTCCGGAAAGCTCAATTGTTGAGCCAGAGTTTACATACCATACTGCTGCGAGGGATCCGGTGCCAAGAAGGGCACTCGAAGCTGCCATTGACGCGGAGGGCCAGACCCAAAGACCATAAGCACCGCCGTTTAAATCGGCGTTAGTGTTTGGGTGGTTGCTAGTTTGCCAACCAGCGGTATTGTCACTATCATTCTTTTGCTCACCAAGAACACGAATGTAAGTAAGAGGGGCTACGTTTGATACTAAGAATGCTTTCGCAGCATAAGTTCCATACATTGGCGATTGGAAGTTTCCATCTCTGGAGATGTCTCCGCCAGCCATACCTGGAACTGTGTCTCCAAATAGTTCGACGAATTCTGAATACGACTCAACCTTTGTAGGCTGCATCGCAAGACCTCTCTGGGAGCGTCCGATTACTACTGGTCCGATTGCACCGGCAGATCTTGGAATGAAAGAATTATCAATCTCGTTGATAAACACTCCAGGAGATACAAATTTAAAGCTTTTTACTGACATGTTTTTGTTCCCTCGTTATAAAATGGTATTAATTGATGCCTCAATCATACTTTAAATAGTATTTTCGATTTCAAAAGGATATCAGGATATTAATAAAAACAACTGTTTCAGTTCCTGAACTACTTATTCGTCACTAAAGAGCGTGCTATTTCCAGCAGGCACTGTAGATTCTTGTGGAAATACATATTCTACTGTGTTTTCGTCTACTCTAACAATCGGACGATCGTCATTGGGACCTTCTCCGATCAAATAGCCTAACACTCTAACATTAATTTCAGTGTTAAATTCTCTTACGTCTTCATTTAAAGAGGCAACGTTATTGTTGTGTGTAAAGTTTTGGTCGATGAACACTTCATATGAGTGACCATTTCTCTTAAGAGAAAGCGCATTGATTTGACCTGTTCTTGCGATAAATGGAGTAACAAGTGTGTTCATTTGTTGTTGATATTCTGTTTTAATTGATATCTTATATTCGACATTAACATAAACAGGAATAGGAATCGATATTGTTTGAATAACAATTTTCTTATTTACTCTCGGGAAGTATCTTTGCTTTTTTCCCTCATTATTGGTTCTTGTTCCCGCAGCAACAGCAAAATTGCGTGTCTTGTCAGGAACTATTTTCTTGGCAATAACAAAGCGACCAGCACGTCCGTTCTTATCAACTGAATAATAATGTGCTTGAAAAGAACCTTTGCGTTCGGGATCTTTAACAATACTCGTTCTTTCAATACTGATAAGTGGTAATTTAAGTGCACTATCTGAGTCTCTCAATTCTTTCTTATTTTTTATTTGATATGCTCTTTCAGGGGCTTGCCATAAAACAGGAACCTCAGTATAACCTTCGTTTGTTTTACAACTTAATTGTAAGTCTTCTTTAAGCCACGAAGTAATAACATAATCAATATCTTCAATAGTAGAAGAATACATACCGACTTCTTTTAAGGTAAACTGGGAGGAGCCGGAAGGTATCATCGCATAATCAAAGTTATCAGGTAGCATCGAATAGTCCTCTCTTTGCTCTCTTGCATGTAGCAGAGATCTCGAACTCTTGGTTTGTTTGTCCAAACAAAAGCCTTGATTCAACTAACTTAACAATTTCATAGTAATTATCGTTATAAAGAACAAAATCTCCCTCACGAACAAACATGTCTTGATCTTCTTCTAATCTTCTACGATGGAAGTGGATAAGAATCTCAGACGCTTTATCAACACCAAACCCTGGCATCTGTTCTGTTGAGAAGTTTGTATATTCAACTAATGCATAAATGCGAACTGGGGGTAAGAATGTTTTTTCTATTGCTTCACCATATAAGTCATGGAACTCAGTTGTCTCCATATCAATTGAATAATAAAGCAATTGTTGTCCGATAACCTTTTCAATAAGTTCATCGTTAACTTGTTTTACTAGATCTCGCTCTTTCTTTCCTAAGAAGAGCGGTGGGGGCGGCTGCTCTGGTCTTTTCCATTCATTAGACATATCTTATTTACCCCACGAATATGCCCAGCGGGGTCACCTTTAAGACATTCGCGGCAGCATCTGTAATTTCTTGATCTTTCTTCGCCAATTCGGAGTATTCAACTTCGCCAAGCATCTCTCTTAACTTATCTCGAAGTGCTTGTTGTTCTTCCTTCGCTTGTGAAAGAAGCTCGCTATGATTAAGAGTTACGCTCTCGCCAGGTATTGGCATTGTGGTGAACTTACCACGGATTTGTCCAAGCATCTCTTTACAAAGAGCTAATGCATACTTGCGAACCCACTGCTTACCCATTGAGTTAATATTCTCGTATGGAATGTTATCGAACGGAACAGTGTTTAAGTTATTAACACCTTCAACACCACTATCAACCGAACCGGTTTCATATGGTTGCATATCAACATAAAACTTAACCCACATTTTATCTCCGCCCCCTGTAGACCAATTGCTTGGAGTTGGATATAATCTAATCTTGTTATTGATAAGTTCGTATGAATAGTGTGAGGTTCTCGTAAAGATTGAATCCTCATACATGATCGCTTGCATTTTATTTTGCCAAGTAGGAATGATCTCGAATGTGGAATCGTCTGCAAACTGACCATATGTTGAATAATTA